AAAAAATGGACAGGTGAAGTGACTCTTAAAATGGTAGTAGATAAAGCTAATGTACTTGACGATAATGATTTCTATTCTATGATTGGTTTTACCAAACAGATATGTGCTTCTGTTCCTTTGATGGAAGAGAACAAGATATTTAGAGATGAGACAGAAAGATTAGCTGATAAATATTTATCACATGATGATATGATAGAAGGCATAGAAAGATTGACTAAGACTAGAGAACGTGATAATGTCATACACGTCAACTTTAAACCAGAGGCATAAAGAATGCTAAGACACATGGAGTATATGAAAATGAAAGAAAAACAAGCAATGCAACAGTCTGATAATCTTGATATGGTCAATCACCCACCTCATTATAATAAGGCAGGTATAGAAACAATAGAGGCTATTAAGGCTATGACAGATGAGGGATTTGAATACTACCTACAAGGAAATATTATGAAGTACCTATGGAGATACAGGTACAAGAATGGTGTAGAAGATTTGAAGAAAGCACAATGGTATCTCGAAGAGTTAGTTAACGTGGTTGAAAGCAATGAGAGTTAAAATCATGATGACACTGCATATAGATGCAGAAGAATATGCAGTACCTGCCGATGGCAGAGTAGATGAAGAAATGGAAGAATATATAAATGAGACTTTTCACGAGATAGAAGGAGTGAAAGTTAAGAGTATAAAAATAGTAACAGAGGAGACCTAAATGAGAAACTATTTACCGACTGATTATCAAAATTTTATTGCTCTTTCTAGATATGCAAGATGGAAAGAGGATGAACAACGCAGAGAAACTTGGGTTGAAACTGTGGATAGATACTTTGATTACATGAGTAATCATTTGAAGACTAAGCATAATTATATAATAACGAAAGCATTGAAAGAAAAGATAAGTGAATCAATAATGTCTCTTGGTGTTATGCCTAGTATGAGAGCCTTGATGACTGCAGGTGTAGCATTAGATAGATGTCATGTAGCAGGATACAACTGTAGCTATATACCTGTGGATAGTCCACGTAGTTTTGATGAGTGTATGTATATACTCATGTGTGGTACAGGTGTAGGTTTCTCTGTTGAGAGAGAGAATGTAGACAAACTACCTGTTGTTAATGAACACTTTGAGAAATCATCTACTATAATAAAGGTAGGTGATAGCAGACCCGGATGGTCTAAAGCATTACGTGAGTTAATAGCTATGTTATATGTAGGACAAGTGCCTACATGGGATGTATCAGATGTAAGACCTGCAGGTGCTAGACTAAAAACCTTTGGTGGTAGAGCATCAGGACCTGCTCCACTAGTTGACCTGTTTAACTTTTGTATACAGAAGTTTAAAGGTGCTAAAGGCAGAAGATTATACCCTATTGAATGTCACGACCTTATGTGTAAGATAGGTGAAGTTGTAGTTGTAGGTGGTGTAAGACGTTCTGCTCTTATATCTTTGTCTAACTTAGGTGATGACCAAATGAGACATGCTAAGTCAGGTAAATGGTATGATTATGAAAGCCAAAGGTCACTAGCTAACAACTCTGTAGCTTACAAAGGTAAGCCTACTATGGGTACATTCATGAGAGAATGGTTGGCACTTTATGAATCTCATTCAGGAGAAAGAGGTATCTTTAATAGAAAGTCTGCTATACGTAAGGTAGAAGAGAATGGTAGACGTAAGTCTTCTGAAAAAGAAAACCCTTCAGAGCCTGAAGATTATATACAGTTTGGTTGTAATCCATGTAGTGAGATTATACTTAGACCTTATCAGTTCTGTAACCTTACAGAAGTTGTTGCACGTGAAACAGATGACCTAGTATCCTTGAAAAATAAAGTACGTATGGCTACTATCTTGGGTACATTTCAATCTACACTCACCGACTTTAAATACTTACGTAAAGTATGGAGAGATAATACAGAAGAAGAAAGATTACTAGGTGTATCTTTAACAGGTATACTTGACTGCCCTATATGGACAGAAGAAGTATTAAAAATACTAAAAGATGTAGCAGTAGAAACTAATAAGAAGATTGCTAAAGAGTTAGGCATACCTCAATCTACTGCTATAACATGTGTCAAACCTAGTGGTACAGTATCACAACTAGTTGACAGTGCATCAGGCATACATGCAAGGCATAACCCTTTCTATATTAGAACTGTACGTGGAGATAACAAAGACCCTATCACACAGTTTATGAAAGAGAGTGGCATACCTAGTGAGCCTGATGTTATGAAGCCTGACAGCACAACTGTCTTTAGCTTTCCTATGAAGTCACCTTCAGGTGCTATCACTAGGACAGAGATGACAGCTATTGAACAGTTAGAGTATTGGCTTGTGTTTCAAAGGCATTGGTGTGAACACAAACCATCTGTCACTATATCTGTTAAAGAAGATGAGTGGATGGAAGTAGGAGCATGGGTGTATAAAAACTTTGATGAAGTATCAGGCATATCCTTCTTGCCTTTTAGTGACCATACATATGCTCAAGCACCTTATCAGGATATAGATGAAGCAAAATACTATGCACTATCGCATGAAATGCCTGACTCTATTGATTGGTCTAAGTTAGCAGACTTTGAGAAAGAAGATACTACAAGTGGCAGTAAAGAACTAGCATGTACTGCTGATGCGTGTGAAATGGTTGACATACAGGCTAGTTAATGATAGAAGGTACAGAGATACTATGGTGGCAGTGGTGGTTACTCATTGCCATCAGTATAAATACGACAATAAACTTAATCGTTTTCTTCAAGGGTAGGAAGCTACACATAAGGGAACTATTACATCTTAAACCCAAAGCGAAAGGAGTTGCTCATGGAAAACCTAGCACCAAGTAAAGAAGACAGAAAAAAGTTTGACATAGACCTAGAATATGGTAAAGTAAGGGAACAATTTGTAGCAGACATGTTACAAGATAAAAAGATAGAAGTAAAAAGTGAAAGAGACAAGTGGCAGAAGACAGGTAATATAGCTATAGAATATGAATCATATGGTAAGCCTAGTGGTATTAATGCAACAGAAGCAGACTATTGGTTTCATAATTTATGTATAGGTAAAGATGTATTTTGTACACTTGTATTTAGTGTGGAGAATCTCAAGAAGCTAATCAGTGGATTAGATTACAAGAGAAGTGTATCAGGTGGAGACCATAATGCATCAAGAATGTACTTACTAAAACTTGATAAGTTATTTTCATCTGACGTTTTAAAAACATTTAAAGGAGAAAATTAATGAGAGATATGATATTAAACGCATCTAAGTCTTACTACGTAGGCTTAATAAATAAGCACATAGCTAACGTGGAGATATACTTAAACAAGTCTGTGGGAATAGGAGAACACTCTGATATCTTAGCATCTATAGATAAAGAGATTGCAGAGATTGGTAAGTATGATGACAGACTATCAATGATAATTAAATATTTAGAAAGGAAACAATCTAATGAGACAGAAGAAAAAAAGGAATCCAAGTCTAAGTAAGTATGATGCACCACTTCGCATTCAGTTTGAACGTGGGGTAAATGCTTTCAAAGGTAAGCAGTATATACGTAATGTTGTTAAGAAGAGTGCTAAGATTATATGTACAGAGAGTCCATATAGTCCTAACACTATGCAACATAGGGAGTGGCAAAGAGGATATAACTTTGCCTACTTCAGACAGTTAGAGAAAGTAAAACGTGATGAAGCTAGAAGAAGAAGCCAAGAGGTTCATGCAGTCTCACAATAAAAGTCTCATAACTGCACACGAATACCAAGAGAAGTGTAAGACTACAGCTATCTATCCTAAGAAAGATGCCATAGCTTACCTATCTCTTGGACTTGTGAGTGAGGCAGGAGAGGTAGCAGGGAAAGTAAAGAAACAAATACGTGATGGTACAGAATCAAACATAGCCTCTGAAATAGGAGATGTTCTTTGGTACTGTGCCATGTTAGCGAATGAGTTGAATGTAAATCTAGGTAAGATTATGGAAGATAATTTGTATAAACTTAATGATAGAAAGACAAGAGGAACATTAGCAGGTTCAGGTGACAATCGTTAAACTACATTTTCTCTCTTAGTTTTTGCCCTATTTTAACTAACAAAGCTATATGCTTTTCTTTGTCCAATTCAGGTGCTTTTCCTTCCTCAACATAGTATTGTCTTATAGATTCATCTCGCAAACTTTTAGGTAATCTTCTAAAAGATAGTAGCTGTCTTGCATATTCGGTGCTTTGCTTTTTACCTAGTCCGTCAGAGGCTATCTTCCTTTTAAACTTCTCCATTCTTCTATCTACAAAGTTTCTTACTGCTGTCACAACAAACTTACGTTCTGTAAACTTATCTTTAGTAGCCTGACTTGCTTTTCTATAATCTTTTAATGCTTGTTTTTCAATTACAAGTTCTGCAACTCTAGCTACTTCAGGTATATACTCTCTAATTATTCTATTCTCTGCTCTCTGTACACTAGGAACACCTGACCTACTACCAAACTTAAAGTCGGTATACCCATACCTCATTAAATATTTACCTGCTTCACTATCCTCGTTTGTTAGATTTAAACCTAACAATACTTTGTACATAGGAAGAACTCTTTCTTTTTTGTCTGTGAAAACAAACTCTTTTTTAGGTGCTTTTTCTTCTTCTTCAGCAGATACACCTAATGCTCTCTGTTTAAATGGCTTCTTTAATGCCTTCTCTCCTGATGCATAGAAATCTTCAAACACAGGGTCTTCTCTAAAGTCTTTATACTCTGTACCCCTAAAACCTAATGCTCTTTGTGTGTCAGTTATTTGATTAAATGGCACAAACCAACTAGATAGATAGTTACCAACAGGTCCTAATAAAGCCTTACCTGCCTTCTCACTGTCTGTAATGTCAACAGAGTCTATAATATTAGCTATGTCTTGGAATATACTTTGACCTACACCAACTCTTAGATTAGTTCCTAAGAATGTTTCTAAAAACTCTTTACCATCAAAGAATGTAGATAGTGTACCATCCATAAGTCTTTTAGCAGACTCCCCTAGATATAAAAATTGTCTCACAGGAAACTGTGGAGTTGTATCCATTTCAGTTCCGTCACTAACTTTTAGTTTCTTGTAGTCAGGTGGAGCTTCTTCAGAGTTTCTATATTGATATGCACCAAACATGGTAGCTACACCTATTAAGTTTCTTGATATTTGCTCTCTTTCTTTTGGAGTTAATGCTCCTCTCATACTAGGTTTAAGTATGCTTGTTAATTTTCTAGATAAAGGAATAGATGCACCACCCATGTACTGACCCATGAGTTCCATACTATTGAACATAAACCTTGGGAAAGGTAAAGCTACTGTCAATCCATTTCTAACTATAAAAGAACTTATACTTCTAAATATAGGCATGTCAGGTTGCTTTGCATAAGTTATATTAAGAGCTTTTTGTGTAGAATCAGTAACTAAATCTATAAAAGAACGAGCATCTGCAGGTTTAACATTACCTGCATCATTTAATAAGTCTCTTATCTTACCATCTCTTAGTGTCTCAAATAAGTCTATACCATATTCTCTTTTAGTAAGTCTATCTAATTCACCTAAAAATGCACCACGTCTAACTAAAAATTCCTGCCATCTGTTAGGTATATTAAGAGCCATGACAGCATCTTCACCTTCAGTTAGTAGTTTATCTATAGCACCACCCTTACCACGACCTGTGGCTATCATAATCTCGTTTATGTTATTAAACAATAAGTCAAACTGACCTGATAATTCAGGTCTTTCTAATATAAAATCAACTACTTCTTTTGTTTCTTTAGGGTTGTCAAACATATACCTCATGTTTGCAAAACTGTCTTTCCAATTATTAGTAAAACCAATAGGTGAAGCATCTCCAATAGCATCAAAGAAAGATTTATCTCCTATCTTAGCTACATCAGGCATTTTAACACGTAGAGGAGATACACCTTTGACTGCTTCTAGATAATTACCTTTACCTATCTGATACAGAGTAGAGTCAATAACATTTCCTAGACTCTCAAGAGGTGCTCTTATAGTAGAGGATGTTAAGTTACGTGCTGCAGTAGCTATTTGTGATACTAAACCACCTCTTCTAATGTTCTCAACTCTTTGTATAAAATCTCTAATACTACCTTGTGCTTCTATAGTTGCTTTTTGTTGCATTGCAACTTTTTCATTTACAGGTCTAGCTCTTTTTATTTTAGATAACTGTTGTAAAACTTTACCTGCTTTAGAACCTGAACCTGCTACAGTTAAGATATACTCTTCAAAAGATATATCGTACTTATTTAACATAGTGTATAACTTATCAGTAGCTACTAAATCTTTTTTAACTGTTAAGTCTAATAAATTATCAATGATAGGTTTATTATTATTAAAAGCAGTAGGAAACATTTTTTTGAAGTCAGAGGCAACAGCTACTATACCATCAAATTTTTCAGGTTTAAGTATGGGTTCAAATAAAGTATCACCTTGTCCAAAGAGAATAGAGCTTTCGTCTACATCTGTTGCTCCTGTTGCTTCAACCTTTACCTTTTCAGCAAGGGTCATTTTCTTTCTATCTTTTTTACCTTTAACAAGTTCAATGGCTCTCTTATTTCCTGCCTCTCTTGCTAATTTATAGTCAAGTGTTTTATTACCTTTACTGTCTGTTTTGGATATAGTTGTACCTGCATTTTTTTCAAAGGCATCAATCAGTTCATTGGCTATATCTTTGTTACCTTCAGCTACTTTTTTAGCTTCATCTTTCTTTTTAAGTAATTCTTCAGCAGTAGCAGCTTTCATTTTACTTACATTAAGAGTTCTATTCCAAGCCTTTTCTGCCTTCTTTTTATTCTTCTCTGCTTTCTTAGCTAGTTGATTAGCTATTCTTTGATTAGCTTTAGGTATACTATAAAATAGTTGTTGCGTTTGTCCTAATATAGGTAGAACTTCAGAAAACTCTAAGAAAGCCATAGTGCCTTTGCCTACTTCTTTTGCTAAAGTCTTGGGGTCTATAGGTTTATAAGCCAAGCCTCTTGCTTTATTAGCACTAGCAGTAACTGTATTATATACATCAGGCATAGCCTCTTGAGTTTCTTTAGCAATCTTTTCTATTGCATCTTGATAAGCTGCTCCTGTGTAATTTAATCCCTTACCTATAGATAATAACAATTCAAAACCTGTAGGACCTGTCATCTCAAAGAACTTTTTAGTTAAACTTATACTACCATCTTTATTCTTTTCAGGCATCTCCTCTACAATTTTATCTATAGCTTCATACTTTTCTTTTTCTGTTTGCCCTTCAAATAAATCTTCTTCATCATTTAATTTGTTAACTCTACTATAATCTTCTGCCTCTCTAGCATTATCTTTCTGTATATTAGTTGATTCAGTTTCTGTATTATATGCAAAACCAAAAGGAGCATCCTCTGACTTAGTGCTAATATGACCACTAACAACTGCCTCATCACTTCCGGGAACACCTGACACCTCTGTCACAATGCCTATATTTTTTGCAGCATCAAAGTCTACAAGTTTTCCATTTTCAAATAATTCAGGGTACTTTTCTTGATAACGAGAATACAAGTCATCTTGACTAGGTGATATATCTTTCTCTACCTCTGCTTTGACTTCGTGGTCTTCTTTTATATTAGTGTCACCACTAGTAGTCTTTTCAAAAAGACTTGCATCCTCACCTTCTGACTCTAGCAATAAATTAAGCTCATCATCATTGCTGATAAGGGATGCATCATTTTGATTTTGTTGTATAGGGGGAGTTTCGCCTGTTTCTGTATCAGATAAAAGGCTTTTATAATAATCTAAAGACTGGTCCATTATAATACCTTAATTTATAAATCTGTTTCCTGTCCAAATAAACCTTTGTACTTTATTAGGAATATTAGGAACAGCATATTCAAAAACTGTTCCCTTAGCTATCCTATTATTATAGGCATATGCACGTAATTTTTTTAATTGTTCAACAGCTAAAGAACTATTTTCAGGTATGTTAGTTATGTTACCAATTATACTTGTGGTCTCTGTTTTTGGCACGTACTTTTTAAAAGTATCATCATCTTGGTCATCTATACTCTCAAGATATTTAACACGTGTTTCATCTTTATACGTTTTTCTTTCTTGAAGCTGTTTAAACTTTTCTGCTTTTATAGCATCAAATAAGATAGGTTCATCAGCAGGACTAATACTTCTGTATTTCATCTCTAATGCTTTTATGACATTATCCTGTGTATTAAAAAAGTCTGCTTCATTTCCATCAAACAAAACTTTTATTTCATCACCTACAGATTTAATTAATCCACTCTTTTTTAAGGCATCATCACTTTTTCTTTTTATGAGAGTGCTTATAGTTTCTTTACTAAATAAAGATTTTTTATCACCTGTGCTGTCATTATCCTTTTTCTTAGACTCTAAGTGCTTCTGTAAATATTTGTCTGCTCTTTGTGACAAATCTGCCTTTTTTGCAGGGTCAGTTTCATAGTCTGCAGCCATTTCTAATTTTACATAAGCCTCTTGAAAAGAGGATGCATCATCTATTTGATTTTTCTTTTTATAATCTTTTGCTTCTAAAAATTGATTAAAATCTATGGTTGCAGGTGGTACAAAACTACTATCAAATTTTCTAGTTTCAGGCAATGGTGCTGTAGCATCTGTTTGTTTCATTATCTGTTCCCCTATTTTTGGTTTAAATAATGCACCATACAAACCACTTGCAACATCACTGTCTTTAGCAGGTAAAGGTTTAATTTCTTTAACTGAGCCATCAATAAAATTATTTAAAAAGTCTGATGGACTAACTCCTTCAGGAGCATTAACACTTGCAAATTCTATAGCCTTGTTAATATCAAAATCATCTCCTAAAGCTCTTTGACTTTTCATAGCCACATCATAAAATTTATTAGCATCTGTAATATTGTTACCTGCAGCTTGATACATTTGTATGGCTTTAGTTGTATCGTTGCCCACTAAACTAGCCAACTTCATAATACTGTCTCTCAACTCATCTTTTTCTTTATCTTGTCTCTCTAAAGCTGTTCGTCTACGAGTAACACGATACTGTGCCATACCATCAATTCTCTCTTGGGTACGTTCCATACTCTTCTTTAAATTTTCATCTACACTCTTAGCTAACCCTGTTGCAAATCCTGCGATAAAACTCATTGTTCTCTCCTAGTCATTAATCCCATAGGCTCTTCTTGCAAAATTTCTTGAGGCATTTCCATAGACTCTTCTTCATTTATATTTTTTTCATCCTCATCATACAACATACCTTCTTTTTGATTCATCTTTGTTTCTAACTCTGCTCTTACACTTTTTAATAATGTATCTCTTGTTTTGCCTTTGTTTGGATTCTCCATACCACTGTCATACTTGACACCTGAACTTTCACCCACAAGCATAATCATTTCCATAATGAAAGGCATGACTAGCATACCTATGTCAACACTATGAACACCATCCATAACACTGCCTAGCTGTATTGTGTTGGCTAATGTTGTAACAGGCACACCCATCTCTAGCACGTCTACAAGTTGGTCAGTAAATTCTTCAGAAGACATTCTTTCTAGATAATATTCTATTGTTTCATCTACTGTTGAATATTGTGGTGGGTTTAACCAAGGTCTTCCATTTACTTCTGCTGTTAATGATTGACCTGCAATAGGACCATCAAGCAGTGGTTGATTCAGTTCCGTCATTTTCTCTTATCTCTTGTATTTTTCTACGCAATATAGATACGTGTTTAGCTACACGTTCTGATGGGTTATCTACCCCTGATTCTTTTCTAGCTTTGTCAGGTTGACTACGAGCTAATAATCCACGTGTGGCTTTGACATCTGTATCCTCACCCTCTTCTACTTTTAAGTTTCTGTATAATCTAATTGCAGGATTAATTTCAGGCATAAGACACTAACCTTTCATTGTTTATCACAAAGTCCATAAACTTTTTAGTAAGCCATTTTAGTTTAGGCTTGTTACTTATATAACTAGCATATGCTTTTCCATGCTTTTCATATAATTTGTTAAACCATTTAGGTGCTTTATACTTTATCCACATACGGAATACAAACCAACTAGGATTGCCTTTTCCATATACCTCTCTTGCTACCCAACAAAAAGATGATGCTATATAAGCACTACCTAATGTACCAATCAAACTACCAATGGCACTACCTGCAGAAGTTTCAGCACCACGTTTGGCTACTTCACTTTGCGTATCAGCATTTAGGTTAGCAATAGACATATCAGCATATCTGTTAAGTTCATTTTCAGCAGATGTCCATGCCCATTCCATAGTATCAGAATAGTATTGCCACAAATTATTATAAGCTAGATTTGATATGCCCAATAAATTGTTAGCATTTAATTCGTTAATTCTGTTAGTTGTAGCAGTATCAGCAGTCGCTATCTGTCTTCTCCACTGTGCATTGTTTTGGTCAATCACTAATCTATTCTGTGCATTAAAAGTATCTCTTTGATTGTTTAACTCTGCGTTAAATCTTTCTAATACGTTTCTCTGTCCTGCATTATATTGTGATTGTGCGTTTGCTTGTGTCGCATTAAACTGTCCTGCTTGTGTAATTAAGTTAGCAAAGAATTGGTCTACTTGATTTTGACTAGAAGCATTAAATTGTCTACTTGCATTTTGAGCAGCTTGGTCTGTAAACAAACTTTGTACTCTTTGTTGTGCCTTAAACAATTCTACTTGCTGTTGATTGCTTAAATTAGCCATGTCTTGTTGTAAGAATGTTTGTGCATTTTGTACTGCAGCCTGTTGTCTGTTGTTTAAATTAGATAAATCCATATTTGCTAGTGCAGATGCTTCAGCTATAACCAAAGCCTGATTATTAGATAGATTTTGTAGATTCATAGTATTAGCTATACGACTATTCTCTAAAGCTATCTGTTGGTCTGCATTAAAGTTTGTATTAGCTACGTCTGCTATTCTAGAAGCATTCTGTACTCTAGCTTGGAAGGCTTGGTCAAATTCCTGACCTATAAATGTGGCTCTTTGTTGAGCAGATAACATAGCACGTTGTTGTCTATTAGACAAGTTTTGTGCTTCAAATGAAGCTACAGTCCTAGCATCTGCCTGTGCTATAGGTAAGGCTGATTCTAATGCACCTTGCACCATTGCTTGAGCAGCAATAGAAGAAGCACCCAAACCTCTTTGTTGCATAACTGATTGTACACTCCTAAGAGCACCTGCTGCCCATGCAGGGGGATTGGTGGCATCAAAGTTAGCATATAGAGATGCGAGTTGCCCTTGAACAGTTGCCTTCTCACTTGGACTAGCTGTTGCTGCCTGTATCTGTTCAGTAAATGCTGATGCTGTTTGAGCATTAGCTACACCACTAACCAACTCTCCTGATTGTATCTGTCTTTGTACAGGATTATTTAATAAAGTAGCATTACCTTGAGCAGCTTGTAAGTTACCAACACTTGATGCAGTTTGTTGTGCTGCAGTTATTTGAGCACGTTGGTCTGCAGGATTTGTTTGGGCAGCCTGTGTAGCATTTAAAGTTGTATTAATAGCGTCTGTAGTTCCTACAGGATACATCAAATTAGCATCGGTGGCTACCGGAAGTTTTGCCATTGTTGTTGTGGCTTGTGCTGTTGGTACAGCAACACTACCTGATACTTGTCCTTGGTCAGTAGGTATAAATTGACCTTGCTCCTGACCTATGCCAACACCTTGTATTTCTGTGCCTTGAGGTAACCCCGGTGAAGATAGTCTTTGTGCCGTTACATCTGTTATATCAGAATCACTTGATATTGATTGTGTTGGTATTGGTTGAGTTCCTAATCTTGTGGTCATTGCACCTCCTGTAATTGGATTTTGTCTATCAGCAGGTTTTATATTATCATCTGATGGAGGATTGTTTGGGTCAATAAGTAATCTATCTTGCGTAAACATAGGAGGGTTATTACCAAGACTTTTTCGTATTCTATTGGCATTTTGTATTATAGATTCCTTGCCTGTTCTTTTTAAATAAGCCTCATATGCCTTTTCTGCACCACCAGTGGGGTCTTGTTGGGATGTTGGACCAAAGTATTTACTGAAACCACTTGCAGGCATACTAACCATACTTTCATTTTCTAAATAATATCTATACTCTGGTGAGTCATAGTAGGCAGAATCTATAGGCTGTAAACCTATTCCTACCAATCTATTATTTCGTTCTTGTAATCCTTGTTTTGCACTAGTTATGCTTCTAGCTATATCTTCAGGTCCTCTACCAAACCTTTCTCCAAATGCTAATCTTTCATCTCCGTATTTTGCTGCCTCGTCTATTCTTTCTTGTCTCTGTTGTAAGCTCTCTTGTATTCTTTGTTGCTTAAACGCATTTAAATCAGCTATTCTAGGTGGCATACCTATACGAACATTACTGCCCGGTTTAGTATAATATATATAACCACGTTCATCAGGTGCATTTTCAACATAACCTGAAGCCTCTAACGTTTTTCTTCTTTCTTCTGTCTGCCTAACCTGTTCATCTACTTGATTTGCTATATAGTTACGATAACTTTCTTCTGTAGGATAAAGTTTAAGAGGACTGATATTTGGCTCAAAAGGTGGTATAAATTTAGTGCCATCATTAGTTTTGTAATTGGTGTCAATATAGGATTGTGGTAGACCAAAGTTATTTGCTCTTTTTCTTTCTTCTTCTGCTTGTTGTCTTTGTCGTTCTCTGTCCTGATATGTTAATAATGTCGTTGGACCACTACCACCACCTACATCAGCAGTAACAGTTCCTGTAAATTTTCCTTTTTGAGCCTCTCTAAATCCCGGTGATATGGTTGACATATCCTCCATATTCCGACCATATTCATCAAGTCCAAGCATTTCATTTCTTGGGTCTTTAACAAAAGTAGAATAGTCACCACCCCCTAACCCGGGTTGAATACTTATACCTTGTTGAAATTTTAAAGGACCATCTGCAGGTAGTCCTGTGGGAGTGTCCACTTGTTGTGGCATAGGCTGAAAGTCAGCTATAGGAAATTGTTCCATATCTGAAGGTCTACCTACAGGAGCACCACCAAATGCTACATCACCACCTACAGGAACATTAAAAGGTCTTCGGTCAGGTTGCGTATAACTAACATCAGTAACACCTGCTCTTTCGGCAATCATAGAGTTGCCATATTGTTGTCCATCAGGACCATATACAACTGCTTGTGTACCAACTTGAAATGGATTAAACCCACCCTGTTGAAAGTTACGTACCACACCACCCTCTGCCATCTTTCGTGCAGCATCTTCATAGACAATCATCTGTCTTTGCTTTTCAGGGTTTTGTTGCAGGTAGCTATCAAAGTTTACCATGTCACCACTGTAACCAAGCCTATTAGCTATCTTCTGCATTCCTTGTGGCTTAAAGCCTGTGAACATTGCCATGTTATCTACTTCCCATCAGTATCTTATCCAACTTATCTTCTAATCTTTTGAGTGCATCCATAAGATTGTGCATATCATCTTTCACATCATCCTTACGTGCATAATCTTCTCGTGTCTTGTTCAAGAGTATCTGTATGCGTTTGACCTCTTGGAACATCTTGTTAAATGCCCAACCGAATGGTACAACGACCATAGTCAGGATTATGTTCCAGAATAACATTGCATCCATTTCCATAGTTACTACCTAACCTATGCTACTCGCATCATCTCTTTGTTTGCGTGTCTGATAATCACTTCTCGCAGTTACAAGTGCAACAAAGTCTGCTTGGTTACTTGGTATTGCATCTGTGAAGCTACTGTCGTTCATTAACTTTGTAGTCCACTCTTGTTGCATACGTTTCCAACAGTTGTTTAACTTGCCTGTTATTGCACCATCAATCCATGCATCTACACCTGCATTGTCTGATACATCATTGTATAAATCATTAGACAGAATCTTTTGTTGTAAATCTGTTAATGTTATTGTCTTTGTGTGATTTGCCATTTTTAATCTCCTTTATGATTGAGTTGTTTCACTCTTGGCTTATGCTACTAAGTAGCCTGAAAATGATGCTTCTACAGTACCTATAGTTGACTGACTTGCACCACCACTTTGACTCCACTTAACAAACGCAGTATCACTTGCATCCATATCTGCTAATACATTTATATTAAATGTCCAAAATGCTGGGTCACCACTCAAGCCACCTAAATCAAAAATAGTTTCATAATTTCTATTACTTGTAGTAAGAAAAAGTCTAATATAAGTAGCGGCAGTATCTAGAGTACCTGCTCTAACTGTGACATCTAATTGATACCTTCCTGTTATTGGAGCAGTAAATATATAATTACTATTATTATAATCTGCATTTTGGTCAAATACTTCTGTTCCAAAAGCTATAGTGGCATCACTAGCAATACTAGTTTGTGAGCTACTAGGTCTAGCCATAAAAGCAGGTTGAAGTGGTTTGGTTACAGCACCAGTAGAATCAATTTTTAAACTAGCTCCTGCTGAAGTAGCTAATGTCATGTTATTATCATTATGTCCATATTGAATGTAAGCTGTCATAGAATCTTGTTCAGCATCATTGAATCCTATATAACCAGAACTGTCATTTCCTGAATATATTGTTAATCCTCTTCCTCCTGAACCATTACCTATAACTAAATCATCTGCTAAGTTATAATGACCATCAGGATTTGAATTACCAATGCCAACTAACCCTGCTCCTGCATCAAGAAAAATACCATGAGTGTTACCATCACTTTCAACACGAAAGTCTAGGTCTATGCTATCTTCATTAAAAACTGCTTCGCTTGAAGTAAATTTTAAACGACCTCGTGTATTACCATCAACCATAGTTACTAAATTTAATGCAGAATCTTCTGTGCCATTAGACACATCAGTTGCAGTTGCTTCTAGTTGAACTGCTGTTGTTACTTCTGCTGCATCATTATCAAAAAGAAATTGAACACGACCTAATACATCATTGTCAGCAGGACTTCCACTATCTCTTGTAAATTGTACTACAGGACCTCTATCTCCATCTGCATCAGTTGATGTTAATACTAATTGTGGGTCATTATCAGCAGTGCTTATAGTTGTACCATCTAATATGGTAGCACCTGCTCCTAATAGTTTTGCTGTATCTGATGCTCTAGTCATATCTTCTCCTTAACCTGTAAATGCGTCTGCATCTGTTATTGCTTTATCAATAACTGTAAAACTCTCTGAACCCCAATCAGTCAATGCCTTTTGATATTTGAGATACCCAACATGACGAATAACATCTTGTTTTTTTTCATCATGTGTAAGGTCATGTTTTATACCTCTTGTGATTCTTTCCACGTCTTGTAGTTAGCCTTAACAGTGTCTGTCCAAACTGCATTGGCTACTGCTTGTACTTCGGTAGCTTCTGAACTTATGTCGGTGTCTGTGTATGTCCACTTACCATCTTCACCTTTTATAGATACAAATGGTCTTACAACGTGTCTTTCTCTTGACCTACTAATTTCTTTATCATCTTCTTTGACAACTGTATCTGTTGCAACTTGCACATTCCAACTACCAACTATTTCTATTTTTTCTATTATTGTTTCTTTTGTTAATGCCATTTTTTATTTCCTCTATTCAACATGATAAGTGCAAAAAAAGTCTATTCTTTTGGTACTTGCATTTGCACAAGTTAAGGTACTATTAGCGTTATAAATAAAATGTATATCTGCCGCTTGATTTTCTATATTAGGTCTAAGATTATTAACTACATAATCACTAGTGCTTAAAGTTGTAAAACTAACATTTCCACCTCCAAGAAAAAAACCATTTATACTAGATGAGAAAGGTAAACTTAGATTTAAAGGATTAGTATTAGTATTAGAGCCTACAGTTACAGATGCGTGTAACATAACCAATCTTCCTATTTTTGTATAATTTCCTCTATTGGTTGTAATAGATGCTTGTCCACTAATTTCAGTAAATGAATGTGTTCCTTCTTCATAATCGTCTAGAAGATTTGATGCAGTAGCAGCAGTAACACCAAGATAAACACCCTTAGAAGCATTGGTAAAAAGTATATCATGGCTTACTGCAAGATTGTCTCCTGATGCACCTGCCAAAACAACATCAGATGTACTGTTATCTTTAAAGGCAACTAAAGCTAAACTATCTGTACTGACAAACTTTCCAGCAATATTGCCACTTCCACTATGTACTTCAAAAACTTCAGTAGGGGAATTTGTACCTATGCCAACTCGGTCATTACCAGCATCAACAAAAAGCATATTAGTATTGGTATCTGATTCAACACGAAAATCTATGTTTGCACCACCTTCATTAAAAACTGCTTCAGTTGCGTTAAATTCTAGTCTTTGACTATTTGTACCTCCAACTATGGAATCAATTCGGAGGTTAGCACTCTCTGTGCCATCGGAGACATCTACTGCTTTAGAAAATATTGTTGCATAAGCAATCTGTTCATCAGCATCATTTTCACCTAGAAATCTAACTCTACCAAAAACATCAGAGTCAGCAGGACTTGCTGAGTTTCTATACAAATCAAGTTGTGGACCTGAACTTGCATCAGCATCAGTAGAAACAAGAGTTAGTTGTGCATTATTATCAGCAGTTGTTATCGTTACTGCGTTATCAAACTGTCCACCATCTGCTTTACTTACAGTGTCTGCCACAGAGAATACATCATAGACTACAATCTCAATCATGTCACTTACAGTAGCACCTGTAGCGAGTACAACAGTCGTGCCTGTAGTAGCTGTGTAGTCAGCTTCACTTAGCTTCACACCATTTTGATACACATCAACGTAGTTACTGTCTTTGTAGCTTAACGTGATATTTTCTGCACCTGCACCACTGAATGATGTTTGGGATGCAGTAGCAGTGTATGTATGTTTCTGTCGTACTCCGTTAGATGGAGATACTCCTAAGTATGCCATTATGTGTTCTCCAATGTTACTATTCTAGCTGTCAATGCTTCTATTGTAGCTTGTTGTTCTTGCAATGCTTTTGTGAGTAAGGGAACAAGTTTACTTTGGTCTATTCCTTGTGGATTTATTTCTGTAGTAGAATAAGTTTTAACATCACCCACAGATTTAGTAGGGTTATCACCTTGAGTTTCAACATCATCTTCTGTGTATCTTGCTTCTACTGCCATAGCATCTTTCTCGCCAGTAATAGCTTCAGGTATAATGCCTGATACTTCGTGTGCAATAAAACCATCTACTAAAGTATTATTTTCGTCTGCAATCCAATTAAATCTGCAAGGTTTAAGTTGTTTTAATCTAGTAGTTGCATCAAATTCATAAGTAATTGATTCTTTTAATCTGTAGTCTGAACTTGTATTATAAGCTACAGACGAACTACTTGCTCTTGTTATTGAACCTATTCTACCACCACTACTTGTATTAAAATCACAAAATAAACCACCAGTATGGTCTACCCCAGCATAAAAATAAATATTTGCTCTTGAATTTAAATTATCACCTACACGAGCAACCATACCATCATTATTTCTTAGTGATGACCCAACAAGAAAACTAGTAGCACCTATATCTGCATTACCAGTAACCTTAACATCATGGTTAAATGTAGCTGTACCTGCATCTGACATATCAAGTGTAAGTGCAGTTACAGTAGAACCACCATCATTGCCTTGAAGTTTGAAATCAGCATCAGATACTGAGGAAAAAATATGTAAATCATTACTGCTTTGATATATTTGACCAAATTCAGTTCCATCATCTTTTAGAAAAATATTTTGCCCACCTGCATCTAAAATAATGTCTCCTGCAACATCAATAGTTAAATCACCACTTGATAAGTCTATTTCTGTACCATCTATAGTTATATTATCTACCACAACACCTGCGTTTGCAGTGACTGCACCATTAAAAGATGCTGCTCCTGCCGCTGACATATCAAGTGTAAGTGCTGTGATTGCACTACCACCATCATTACCTTTGAATATTATGTCTGTGTCTGATGTAGGAGCATTTACAATAAAACTACCTGATTCCATACCTATGTTAGCAACACTTGTACCATCATCTTTTAAAGTAATATCACCACCACCCACATCAAAGTTAAAATCACCTGCTACATCTATGCCACCATTTAAAATGGATGCTCCTGTAACAGTATGAGTTCCCCCTGTTGTAACATTACCACTAAAGTCACCTGTGGTTGAATCAACAGCAGTTGCAATTATATTTTCAGGTTTCTTTCCTATGTATGGCATATTATGTAATCTCCATATAACTCATTGTCACTGAAACTTTATCTGCTACAGAACAGTCTACAGTTATTCTGTCATCAGCATTTAAAACAATCTTGTTACCTGACATAATCTCTACAGATGAACCTACAGGTATAGGTACGTCTTTTATAAGATGTGCTGTAGTATTCTGTGTTGAGCCTGATTGGTTTGTTGTACTTACTAATTTAACAGAAGCTGTAACTTGTGCTGTATGAACATTTGCGAGTGTTAGTCCTATAACAACAGCAGTGGTGTTGTCTGGACAATCATATATCTCTTCAAAAGTTCCTGCACTTGCAGGTGCAACATCCCTTGTTGTTAATTTAAATGTATTTGCCATTTTTTATTTCCTTATAATTATACTCGGTTTTGCCTAATTTGTCAAGTAAAATTAACCGAGGGCAATCGCTAATGCAGTTGGGTCATCTGTTGTAAACCCTGCACTAGATAAATATGTCTTAACATCTGTTAATGCCACTTGTTTCATTGTACCATTATCATTTGTTACCACTCTATCTGCATCTGCTAATGTTGTAGAAGAAGCAGATGTATCACCATCCATGATGTTTAGTTCTGTTGCTGTTGAGGTGACACCATCTAATATGTTCAACTCGGCTGCAGTTGATGTAATTGAAGTTCCTGCTATTTGTAATGTAGTAGCATTTACTTCACCACTAGAACCATATATGACTGCTTTACTGTTTACTATTGTACCTGCAGATGAACCATCAACTAAGTTTAACTCTGCAGGAGTAGATGATATCTGTGTAGTGCTTACGGCAGCTAATACAGGTATTGTACCTGATACGTTTGGTAAGTTAATTGTTCTGTCTGCTGTTGGGTCTATAATAGTAAGTGTAGTCTCGTGAGCATCTGCAGTAGCACCCTCAAATACTATTGCATTTTCTGCGTTCATTGTAACTGTGTCTACAGTAGTTGTAGTACCTGCTACAGTTAGTTTAGGTACGAGTAGCTCACCTGTACTTGGATTATACCTTAGTGCTCCTGTATCATCTAGTAAACCATTTGATTCATCATGAAATACTACAGGAAAGTTTGTGTTAGCTGTACTATCTGTAACTGTTGTTGTTGCTGCTAAAGTAGCATTTGATACTGTTGTACCTGCTATAACACTTGATAGGGCAGTACCATTGACTGTGATTGCATCTGCTTCAAGTGTTCCATCTATATCTGCATCACCACTTACATCAAGAGAACCTGCATCAAGCTCACCTGTTAGTGTAATATTTCTAAAGGATGCTACATCTTTGTTTGCATCTGCTGTTACTACTTTACTTGCAACGACTGTGCCTACAGAAGCACCTGTGTCACTATAATTAAGTTCTGTTGCAGTAGAGGTTACACCATCTAAGATATTAAGTTCTGCAGCAGTAGAAGTTACATTCGTGCCACCGATATCAAGTGTAGTCATGGATACTTCACCTGCTACAGTAACCACACCACTAGCGAGTGTTAATAAATCTGTGTCGTTTGTGTGACCTATGGTGCTATTGTTTATAACAACATCATCTATAACTAGAGAACCACCTGTAACTAATCCTAGAGTTGTTATTGTAGATGAACCTATATTAATACTACCAAAATCACTCGTTATACTACCAGAGTTTAATGCACCCACTGTTGTAGCTGCAGTAGTTACAAGGTTAGGCATTGCAGTTATTTCATCGTCAAAGTAAGCTGCTAAGTCTGTTACTGCCACCTGAACCATAGTTCCGTTGTCATTTAAAACAACTCTATCTGCATCTGCTACTGTTGTTGATGTGGCACTTGTACCCCCATCTACAATGTTTAGTTCTGCTGCAGTAGATGTAATTGCTGTGCCATTAAAGTTTATTGCATCTAAGTATGCAACACCATCAATGTATATATCTTTCCACTCTTGACTAGAAGAACCTAAGTCATATGTATTATCATCGTCAGGTATAATATTAGAATCTACATCTGCACCAAACACAACATTGTCTGTGGCAGCATCACCCATTGTGATTGTACCACCATTAAATGTAGTTGTACCTGTAACAGTTAAGTTACCACCTATACCTAAGTTACCTGATATGTCAGCATTACCATTTATATCTACTGTGGTTGCAGCTATCTGTATTTCTGTATCAGCTACAAGGTCAAGTTGTCCATCGGCACTTGAATTGATGTATATAGCTGTATCTCTGAATTGTAGCTTCTCTGTAGAAGCAATAAGTATGTCATCACTAAACTCAAAATAATCCTCGTCTTCTTTCCATGTCAATACACCATCTGCTGTTTCACCATCAAATGTTACTGCTATATCTGTACCTGCTGTGCCATCACCTATAGTGATTGCAGTTCCAAGTAGTTTAGTTATAGGTCCACCTTCAGCAGTTGTACCATCGTGTGTATGTCCTGTACTTGATGCAAATGCTGCAAGTAGTTGGTCAAACTCATTATTGGTATCGGCTGCTTGTATTACGTCACCATCAGTGTATGATGATTGTCTTGTGTACGTTGCTCCCATTAACGTCTAGCTCCTAATTGATATTCTAACTGAAATCCTTTAAGTGAGTAAGGGTCAGTTGTACCTCCATCGTTTACTCTTAATGCTACTGCAAACCCTGAACCTTCTACAGACTGTCTTACTAGTGGTTGTGAAGGACCTCCATATGTTACGACCCCATATGTTGATGTTCCGTATATACCTGCTATATCTGTTGAGTCTAATGGATAAGCAGCAGGTCTAACTGAATCTGCTGACTCGTAATCATATCTAACAAATAAGTCTGCATCTATGATGGATTCAGGTTTATAGTTTACAATAACTCTTTGCATATGTTTACGTATTCCGGGGTCTCCAAAGGTCATATCAGGACTACGATATTTACCATTTATAGCAGAGCCATCAAATGTAGAACCTTCTTCTTGTCTGTATACATAACCATCGAAGCCTCCATGTATAATAAGGACATCACCTACACTTATAAAAGTATCAGTACAAGCAGGTTTAATTCCTTTTAATCTAGCAAACTCATAGGCTTCTCTACCACTTTGTTGACCTTTTAACACACATATAAGTCCTTCTGTTCTACTTTCAAGCAAACCTGTTTTACTAAAAAATAAACGATATTGTGTCTTTTGGGGTATTACTACAGATTCAAAAACAGAGGCATCAATTATTTCATCATCAAATACTGATTGTACATTAGAGCTTATAGTTCCTAATTCAACGTCACCGATTCTCGCTGTACCTGCAACTGTTCTTAATCCATCAGGTCCTAAGAATATTAAGTCACCTGCAAATTCTTGAATAGTCTTGCCATTTATACAACCTATATCTCTTGTTACTGCTGATACTGCAAAATTAGCACTAGAGCTACCTGATAATTTAAATATTCTATTTTCGCAAAATATAAATAAATTCTCTCGGAAAACTTTAAGTCCTACAACAGTATCATCAACTTTAAAACTACCTGCACCTGAACCACTACTAAACGCATCTTCATCAAAAGGTTGACTAAATACTACTTCTTGTGGGGTGCTTGACATACCTGCATAAAACATATGCTCTCTGAATGATGCAACAATACTTGCACCTTCAACAGCACTAGCTGTTACATCTGTTGCACTTAAAGATGAATTAAAAACTGTGGGGTCATTAACACCATCTACGACAACTATTTTTTCATTGCCATCAAAATTAAATCTTTCAAAAGAATATTTACCTGCACTAGTTCTTCCTGTATCTCTTTCAGTCCAACTTTCTGACACTACTGTACGTGTAGTATCACTAGTTGCAGTATGAGCCGCAGCAGATGTGTTATTTACTGCTCTTGTTACACCTGTAAATGTTGTTGATGTCACACCTGTATAAGTAAATTGTTCGCTGTCTATTTGTATTGTACCACTAGAACTAAACCCTGTAGTGCTTTTTACTGTTATAGTTCCTGAACCTGTCATTGCAGTTCCTTGAGCTATGATACTAGCAGGACCTCTTCCTAAATCAGTTACAGCAGAGCTAAATATCTTTTCACCTCTTGCAGCTAATATTTTATTAGCAAAGGTAGTAACCATAAGAACCAATTCATCAGATGAACTAGTGTGAGGCACAATTTGTCTTACATGTCTTTGATATCCACTTATTCTTCTGTATCCACCTTCTATATCAGGTTCAAAGTTTTCAAGTTGTATTGCTTGACCCGGCTGCATTATAAAAGTAGAACGATTGGCTATCAATCCACCTTCACATATAAATGCACTAGGACTTACTTGTGAAGCATCAGGCATTTAATTCACCCTTATACTTAAATCTGCACTACTTGTATAACCTACTTTTGGTATAAATGTAGACCTTACATATTCAAATCTATTGACAAGTAGTGTCTGCATATTCTTTATGCCCTGTTCAAACCTTTGAAAATTAAGTTGATATTGTGCTGTTTCACCTCTATACTGATATACAAAAGCAGTTGCACCATCTACTATAACTGCTGCAAATCTGTCAGGTATTGTAGTTGTGTCACTATGGGCAGACATATCTGTTGGAAAAGAGAAAAAGTCATACTTTAAACTAAATCCTTTTGTAGGAAAAGGATATAATAAAAAGTTATTATCAGGTGTTCTTGCTACATATTGTGGCACACCCCCTGATTCAAACTGTGCTACCTGTACTCCACTTGCTATAGATGCTGCAGTTGTATCGTTTGCACCTCTAGTGCATCCTGTGAATGTAGTGCTTGAACCTACTGCAGTATATGTTATCTGCTCATTACCTATAAATAAAGTTCCTGTAGCATCAAATCCTGTTGTACTTGCTACAGTAATTGTTGTCACACTGTCTGTGTGTGTTGTACTTGTAGTAGTTGTTTGTATTTCATCTTCTTGTGTTATATAACTATTTATATAATCATTATAATTTATTATGTATAATCTACCCCCACTACATCCTAAGTCTGAATCTTTTACTAATCTAAATGTATTATAGTCAACAGTCTTTGCAGTTGTAGGTATTGAATACCTTACAGTTCCACCGACTAACGTTTCTGTTTTTGTTGAATGATTAAAAGGATATTGAAATTCTTTTTGATTAATATATCGGACAGATTCATTGACTGCATTTTGAGCTTGAGTTTGTATGCCTCTAGCACTAGTAAAGTTACTTGAAGTTAGTTGCACTTCATTTAATCGTGCTAAAACTTTATTAGTATATGTTAAGTAACTCTCTGCCATGTATAATTCCTATAAATTAAGTATTATAATCTAATAATAGCTCTTCATTTTTTTTTACTAGTCTTTTAGTAATAATATTAAAAACAAAATAATCATCCCAATCTTGTGTGCATTCTAAAAAACAATTTGGTTTATCTGAGTGATTTATAAAGCCACCCAAAGGTGTTCTTATATAATTAAAAATCATTGGCACTTTAATATGTGTAGAACCTAAATCTGTATCTTTTTTTATATTTTGTTTAGCAAATATTCCATGACCATCAATAAAACTTTTTTGTATATAAACTTCATTAGGTAAAGGATTATAGTAAAATCTATTATAGTTTATTTTCATTTACAACTTATTATTATTTTAGTGTAGAGGAGCAAGTTGCCCTGCTCCCCTAGAAAAAGTTTAAGCTAATTGGTCTCTATCGACCTCATCAGGCTTATCATCTAAACCATGACCTGCTAAATCAATAACAGTGGCATACATTCTAAGTCTGCCTGTAGCTGGAGCAGCACCTGCAATCTTAGCATCAATAGTATCTGTAGTAGTTACAAATTGAGTGTAAGTTGAAGCTGCACTTCCTACAATAGTATTAGTTTGACCATTACTACCTGCTGCACAAAAACCTGTAGAGGTTATATCTGCACCATCAATAATGTCATCACCTGCTGCAAAGTCCATGTCAAGAGTACAACTGCCTGTGAATG